GTAAACGATGCTCAAACCCCAAATTGGGTAATTATTAGGACGGCTGCATGAACGTCAGCATAGCCCTAGGTGGTTTTGGAAGCCAAGGCTGGGGTGATGCGGCTTGGGGAGAAGGTAACGTATCCTTTGTGGCTACGGGTTCAATAGGCTCTGTAACGGTTTTGGCTGGGGCTAATGTGCCAGTTTCTGGGCTTCAGGCTTTAGGACAGGTTGGTAGCGTAACGGTAGGTGAGGGAGTAGGAGTCTTTGTAGTCGGGGTTAGCTGTACGGCAAGCGTGACTTCTGTGACGGTTTGGATTACGATTAATGACAGTCAAACGCCTAGCTGGATACCTATAAATGACTCGCAAACAGGTACTTGGAATGATATTATTGACGTACAAACGCCCAACTGGGCAGAAATAGCATAAGGATATTATGGCATCTACATATAGTGACCTAAAAATAGAGCTGATCGGTACTGGTGAACAGACGGGTACGTGGGGAACCACGACCAATAGCAACTTTTCTGTTGCGTTTCAAGAAGCCATCACAGGTTCGGCAGATGTAGCTTTCTCCAGTGCAGATGTTACAGTCACTCTAACCGACACCAATGCCTCCCAAACTGCTCGCAATCTGCGTTTAAACCTTACGGGGACTTCAGGCGGTGCTAGAAACTTAATCCTTGGTTCAGGCTGTCAAGTTGAGAAATTATACTTAATAAACAACGGGTTAGCCGATGCAGTTACGGTTAAGAATACGTCAGGTACAGGCATAGCCGTTCCAGCAGGTAAGTCAATGTTTGTTTTTAATAACGGTACAAACGTAGTCGAGGCAGTAAATTCCGCAGTTTCTCTTGCAGTTACAGGAAACGCTACAGTCGGAGGAACCTTAGCAGTCACTGGAACGTCAGCCTTTACAGGGGCTACGACTTTTGCGGCAGATTCTACTTACAACGGCACAGGACAAGTCAAGCTCCCAGCAGGAACTACAGCTCAAAGGTCAGGTAGCCCTGCTAACGGTATGATTCGGTATAACTCCGACCAAGATCAAATAGAAGGTTATGTTGATGGAGTCTGGGGTGGTATTAGCGGAGCGCAAGCAGGCGGTGCAATATTGACAAACAAAGACGCAGCCAGCGTAAATTACACTATTGCAACAGGCGAGAACGGATTATCAGTTGGTCCCATCACGGTGAACAGCGGAATAACAATAACGGTAACATCAGGACAAAGGTGGGTAATTTTATGAGTCTTATATTGCAAGGTTCAACTTCAGGCAGCGTAACACTACAAGAACCAGCCGTTGCTGGTACTACTGTTTTGACCTTACCAGCCGCTACTGGCACGGTATTAACTACTGTAAGTTCAGGAACAACTGGTACTTCAATGGTTCTTTTAGGTTCTGCTTCTGCCAGCAGTTCAGCAACTATTGATTTTACTGGTTTAGCTTTGTCAGATTACAGTGGTTACAGAATTCTTTTAGATTGTGTTGTTCCAGCCACAAACGGTGTTAGTTTGTTAATGAGAACTTCATCAAGCGGAACATTTCAAACTAGCGGGTATTACTGGCAAAATTGGCGTTGGACTACTTCAGGTTCAGGTGTAACTGGAAACGCAGGTTCTGCAACAGGTATTGCATTAGACGCTTCAGGTGCAGATAATATGGCGAACACCGCTAATCAAGGTGGAAACTGGGTTATTGATATTAATGTGCCATTTCAAAGTACCGATATTCATAAAGTAACTTATCAAGGTTTTTATGTAGGTTCAACATGGCTTGGTGTTGTTGGTGGGGGTTACACAGGCACAAATTCAATAGACGGCATTAGATTTTTAATGACTTCAGGCAATATTTCCACAGGTCGTTTTTACTTGTACGGAATTAAAGAGGATTAAATATGCTTACTAAAATTGTAAACGGACAAGAAGTTGAGTGTTCTGCTGAAGAAGAAGCGGAAATTCGTGCTGAATGGGATGCCAACGATGTTTTAATAGCCGCACAAGTAGCCGCAGCTGAAGCAGAAGCAATGGCTAAAGAATCAGCGCTATCTAAACTATCTGCACTTGGTCTAACAGAAGACGAAGTTAAAGCACTATTAGGAGCTAAATAATGCCATACGGAACAGTCAATGCTGATGTAATTCAAACATCTACTAGCGGTGGTACATTAGGTGCTGGTGATTCTTCAGCTATAAAGAACCGCATCATAAACGGTGCAATGGTTATTGACCAAAGAAACGCTGGTGCTAGTGTTACAGCAGTTAATGCAGTTTATACATTAGACAGGTGGCAATCCGTTTCTTCTGCCGCATCTAAATTTAGTATTCAACAAAATGCAGGTGCAGTTACACCACCAGCAGGTTTTAGCAATTATCTTGGCGTTACATCATTGTCTGCGTATTCTGTTGGTGCAGGAGAAGTGTTTGCTATATTCCAGCCAATAGAAGGGTTTAATACGGCAGACTTAGACCTTGGAAAAGCAACAGCTAAAACATTTACACTTAGTTTTTTTGTGCGCAGTTCTTTAACTGGAACTTTTGGTGGTTCATTAACTAATAGTGCCTACAATCGTTCATACCCATTCAGCTATACAATATCTGCCGCAAACACTTGGGAACAAAAATCAATTACTGTTGTTGGCGATACTGCTGGAACTTGGGTAGGGGCTACAAACGGAACAGGCTTAAATGTTCAATTTAGTTTAGGAACAGGCACAACCCTTAGTGGAACTGCTGGTGCATGGGCAGCTGCTAACTATCTTTCTGCCACAGGCGCAACATCCGTAGTCGGTACAAACGGTGCTACATGGTATGTAACTGGAGTTCAGCTAGAGGTAGGAAGTAGTGCTACTGGATTTGAATATAGACAGTATGGTACTGAGTTTGCTTTGTGTCAACGCTATCTACAAGTTTGGGGTGGTGCTTCTTCTCAAATGTTAGGAACTGCTTGGTCACCTTCAACTACAGCTACAGTCGTTTCAGCTTTAAGACCAGTAACAATGAGAACTTCTCCTACGCTTACATCTTCAACAGTAGGCGATTGGACTGTATTTAGTGGCGGTGCTGGTTCAATAACAGCAACATCTATTGCACAAAATAGACCCTCTCCTTTTTCTACAAGTATAGAATTTGGTGTTGCTAGTGGATTAACTAGTGGACAAGCTGGAGCAGTATTTACTGCAAACGCAAATGCTCGCATCTACGAATCTGCGGAGTTATAAAATGTATAAACTATATAGAAATTGTTTTGGTGATATAAATGTTGTTGAAAGATTAACAGATAACGCATACATTCCTTTTGACCCAACCAACACAGACTACCAAGCCTACCTTGCATGGTTAGCTGAAGGCAACACACCATTACCAGCGGAGAATACATAATGCCTATTACGATTGACGGAACAGGAACAATATCAGGCGTTAGTGCTACTGGTATTACTACTGTACAAAACTTACCAGCAACAGGTACTATTACAAATTTAACTAGCACTACTGCGACAATAACAACTTTAAACACACCAACTGACGTTCTTGCAACACAAAACGGCATGACTGGTATTGCTAAAGCATGGGTAAATTTTAACGGTACAGGTACGGTAGCTATTCGTAGTGCATTTAATGTATCTAGCATTACAGATAACGGCACAGGTGACTATACAGTTAATTTTACAACTGCAATGCCTAATGCTAATTATTCAGCATTAGCAACCACAAGAAGAAGTGGTGGTAACGACAATCAAGGATTGGCAACTGTTTATCCAAATGCAACTTATTCTAACGCTATTAGCACCACTTTTGTTAGAGTAGTAACTGGAACTTCATCAAATGGTGCTTTATCTGATTTTGATTATGTTGCAGTTTCAGTATTTAGTTCATAAGGATAAATCATGTCACAAGTAATTATTTTTAAAAACGACAATGGCGGTGTATCAGTTTGCATTCCTACTGGTGAAATTAGCATTGAAGCTGTACTTGCTAAAGACTGCCCAGCAGGTGCAATCATCGTTGATAATTCAGAACTTCCTATTGATACAGAATACTTTAATGCTTGGGAATTAGTAGACGGCAAAGTTGTTGTTAATGAAGCTAAAAAACAAGCCATTATTGACGCAATTCAAGCCCCAATAGATACAAAGGCATCTGCACTAGCTAAACTAGCTGCACTTGGTTTAACTGAAGATGAAGTAAAGGCTTTGGTAGGATGAAACAGACTATTCCAGCCCGAACACTAGAAGGTGGACTAATTGAGCCGCACCACGAAATAGAAGTGGTGTGTTTGGCTTGTGGTTACGACTTAGATGAAGCCGAATTGCAAGCCGATGTCTGCTCAGACTGTAACGCTCCCTTAAACCTGAAACAACATATATCCATCCATGCGACATCTGTTCCTGCCGCTGGTGGCGGAGTAATGTAAGGTGAAGGTATGCCTGATCCATTCGGAATTACCGAGGGCGTTAAAGCTGTCACCAGCAGTATTAATGAGTCGGTAAAGGCAAGCAAAGAATTATCTAAAGCAATTGACGGGGTATTAGAGTTAGCAGATTCAGCAGCAAAAGAAAGAACTGAGACAAGAAAAAAAGCTAGGCAAGTTAACCCTGATACCGCAACGATTATTGAAGCAGTAGACGAATGGCAACGACTTTTAATAGCACGGCAGTCAGAAGCAAAGATTCAAGAGCAAATTACCAATAAATACGGTAGTAAGGCTTGGGATGAAATACAAGGTATTAAAGCAAGAAAGCAATGGGAAGAACGGCAAGATAGGTATTTAGAACAGCATGACAGGCGGGTTATGAAAAGCGTAATGTTGCTCTGTTACATATTGGCTGCTTGGATTGCTTACGAATGTACTTGGGGAATATGGAGATAATATGTTACCGTTAATGGCACTGTTTGATGTTGGGATGAAAGTTCTAGATAAGTTTGTTCCTGACCCTGAAGCTAAGGCAAAGGCTCAAAAAGAGTTGCTACAGATGCAGCAAGAAGGCAGGTTGGCTGAACTTAATGCCGATAACATTGAAGCCCAAGAATTAACTAAACGCCAGCAAGCTGATATGTCTAGTGATAGCTGGTTGTCTAAGAACATCCGTCCAGGTACGCTAGTATTTATTTTGGTTGTATATACATCATTTGCAATTATGAGTGCGTTTGAAATGAATGTGCATCAACCCTATGTAGAACTGCTTGGGCAGTGGGGTATGCTGATTATGTCGTTCTACTTTGGTGGTCGCACCCTTGAGAAGATTATGGACATGAAGAGGTCAAAAGATGAGTCTAAGTAAACACTTTACCTTTGAAGAGCTAACGCACACAGACCATCGTGAGTTTGACAACACCCCAAATGTAGAAGAAACCGAAAATTTGACTCGATTGGCAGAGTTCTTAGAGCAAGTTAAAGAGGTGTTAGGTGGTAAGCCAATTATGGTTAACTCCGCCTTTAGGTCAGAAGCCGTGAATAATGCCGTTGGAAGTCGCAACACCTCACAACATCGCATAGGATGTGCTGCTGATATTAGAGTACCAGGCATGACCCCAGATGAAGTTGTTAAAGCAGTGATTGCATCAGGGATCGGATACGATCAGATTATTCGTGAATTTGACAGGTGGACACATATATCTATCCCAAATAAACCCAAAGATAAACCTCGCCAACAGGCACTCATTATCGATAAAATGGGTACACGACAATACGCCTAATATGCCACTCCAAAAACTACAATTTAAGCCAGGTTTAAACAGGGATCAAACTAACTACACCAACGAAGGTGGGTTCTTTGAGTGCAATAAAGTGCGCTTTCGTTCTGGTTATCCTCAAAAGATTGGCGGCTGGCTTCGTTACGGTACCTCTACTGTAGCTGGCATCTGTCGGCAGGTATTTAACTGGATTACCACGGCTTCAGATAACTACTTAGCCCTAGGAACATCAAAAAAACTTTATATTGAGGCAGGACAGACTTTATACGACATCACGCCTATACAAGCTACTTTTGTTTCTCCAGCAACAAATAACTGCTTTACCACTGTAAACGGGTCTAAAACCGTCACTGTGACTATAACGGCTCACGGAGCTTCAGATGGAGATTACGTTACTTTTTCGGGTGCGGTAGCAGTAGGCGGAATCTTAGCGGTTACTCTAAATACAGAGTTTATTGTTGATCAAGTAACGTCAAGCACCTTTACGATTACCGCTGCGACTGCGGCTACGTCTTCTACTTCTGGAGGCGGTACTGGAATTACAGCCGCTATTCAAATACCTATTGGTAACAACAATGCTTCGGCAGGATATGGCTGGAGTGCGGGCACATGGAGCCGTTTGTCTTGGGGTTCTGGTAATCCTACACCTGTAGTCAACCCTCAGCGGGACTGGTTCTTGCAGAACTTTGATAACGACCTTGTGGCTAATATTCGTAATGGCGCAATTTACTATTGGCAATATTCAGGTGGTGTGGGAGTTAGAGCTACTTTACTTTCTGCAACGACTATAGACAGCGTAGCCCCAGCAGACGTTCCTACGCAGGCAATGCAGGTTCTAGTCTCCCAGAACGATAAACATCTTATTTGTTTTGGTGCTACCCCTTATGGGGGAGGATCATTTGACCCCCTATTAATCCGCTGGGCTACCCAAGATCAGCCTAATGTCTGGACACCTTTAGTCACTAATTCGGCAGGTTTTATACGGGTTTCCCGTGGTTCAGCCATTGTCTGTGCGGTAGCAACTCGTCAAGAAATCCTTGTATATACAGAGGGAACCTTAAATTCTCTCCAGTTCGTAGGCACCACAGACGTCTTTAGTCTTAATGAGCTTTCGGACAATATTTCTATTATTGGTCCTCGTGCTGTCGTAGCCGTTAATAACACCGCCTATTGGATGGGGCATGATAAGTTCTATGCCTACACAGGACGGGTTGAAACTTTGCCTTGTACCCTAAGAAACCACGTTTTTCAAAACTTTAACTACGACCAAGCCGACCAAGTTATTTCAGGAACTAATGAAGGCTGGAACGAGGTCTGGTGGTTCTATCCAACGGCAACTAGTCAAGTCAATGACGCCTATGTTATTTACAACCATTTAGAGAAGATTTGGTACTACGGCACAATAGATCGTACTGCGTGGTCGGACTCGTCTTTAAGGGAATACCCTCAAGCGCTTACAGGAACCTACGTTACAGGTTCTATTACCTCTACGACTTTAACAGTCACTGCGGTCTCGGTAGGCATTTTACAAGTAGGTTCAGTCATTACTGGCACAGGCATTTCTGTAGGAACCACAATAACGGCTCTAGGCACTGGCACTGGCGGGATTGGAACTTACACCGTTAATATCTCTCAAAGTGTCGTATCAACTGCTATAACGGCTGATAGTATTATTTACAACCACGAAGAAGGACTGAATGACGGCACGGATGCGATGACCTCGTTTATTGCGTCTTCGGACTTTGACCTAGTAGACGGAGATCAGTTTATCTTGACCAAACGGATTATCCCTGACCTCAATTTTGCTGGATCGACTGCCGCCCTACCTGCGGTCACAATGTACATAAAACCACGGAACTTCCCTGGCAATGCCTATTCCAACGTAGATTCTGAACAAGTCATCGAGACCTCGGTAGACGTCTATACCGAACAGATCTTTATGAGGGCTAGGGCACGGCAGATGGCAATCGAGATTGAATCAACCGATTTAGATGTCCAATGGCAGTTAGGTAGTCCAAGATTGGATGGTAGACCAGATGGGCGCAGATAATGGGAATGCAACGATTTCGGGCGCCAGCTCTTCCGCTTGCAACACCAGATTACGACCAACAGCAACTGTCTCAGTTAATCGGGGTTTTACGGCTTTACTTTACCCAGTTAGACTCCAACGTGCCTTTACAGGCAGACGGGATCAGGCTATTAAATCTACCAACATCAGGGTACAATTTGCCAAACGGCACTGTATTTCAGGTTGGGGAAGACTTAAGGATTGTAGTACCTAATATTTCTTATCTATTTGGAGTATCTGCCACAGCTAGTGTGGGGACGGTAACGGTAACAGTATGAACTATTTTGCGAGGCGTTTATGAGCTATGCTGCAGCACAACATTTAGCCTCTTATGGTCGTGGGGGTGATACCGAATTAGTCCACATGACTAAAGGTGAAATAAAAGGTCTCCAAGCTTTAGCTATGGCTCGTGGCGGTTCGCTCACAATTAACCCTGATACAGGTCTAGTAGAAGCGGGCTTCTTAAAAAGAATGCTCCCTATGGTAGCAGGTGCAGCCCTTGCAGCTACTGGCGTAGGTGCACCAATGGCAGCTTTAATAGTTGGTGGTGGCTATGGCTTGGCTACAGGCAGTGTTACCAAAGGTCTCATGGCAGGTCTGAGTGCTTATGGCGGTGCTGGGTTAACTAGCAGTCTAGGGGCTTTAGGTGGAGAAGCTTTAGCAACTCAAGGGGGTGACGCTGCTTTAAATGTGTTTAACGAAACTCAACGACAAGCAGTTACATCAGGACTTGAAAATCTTCCTGTTGGTAGCGGTGGTGTTGGTATACCTACAGAATCTGGGATGTATTTTCCTGGAGCAACACCAGGAGCTAGCACTGAAGTAGCAGGGGCGGCGGGTACTAATTATTATCAACAAGCTGCTCAAAACTTTTTAGAAAACCCAAATAACTTTGACAAGTTAACTCCACAAACTTTACAGGATTATCAAGGTGCATTAAAGGCTCCTGGAGCTAACCCCCAAGATATTATTAGTGCCGCTGGTAGGGCGCAAGGCGCTGCTGGTGCTACTACAACAGGTAATGTAACTAAAGGAATTGGAGAAGTATTTAGTAGTCCAAGTGCTGCTGGAACTTTTGCTAAAGATAATGCACTTACTATAGGCAGCGCGTTTCTTCCTGAATTTCTTAATAAAGAACAAAAAGCACCTGTTGGTTATACCGAAGATGAATACGATAGACAGTTAAAAGGCTATCGTATGAGTCCTGATTACAAAGCGTACGAAGCTCCAAGACCTAATCCATACTATCAAGCCACTTATGCAGCAGAGGGTGGCGTAATGAATTCTTTTGATGATGAGAGCGGTGTCGACATGGCTTCTGGCGGTATTGCGCGCTATAGAAGTAAGGGTCAAGTTAATGTGTTACAAGATTACTTGGATAGACAAGGGCAACAGCAATTAAGCCCATTACCAGAAAGTGTTGGGGTTCCACGCACAGGTATCTTTAGGGATACTGATGTAGATACAGCAAAAAAAGATGCATTGACTGCTTCTATGATTCGTTTAGGTAAAGCAGGTAGGGGTGCTGGTATTAAGCCAATTGCTCTCCCTAAAACCTCAATTAAAGGTCTAGGCGATATTAGAGGCGCTACTCCTGAAATAGAAGAAGCTGCTGCTGGTGGCACTATGCGTTACAACCTAGGAGGGTACTCTGATGGCGGAAGGATGCTTAAAGGACCTGGTGATGGTATGTCTGATTCTATTCCTGCTACTATTGCTGGAAAGCAACCAGCACGGTTGGCTGATGGAGAGTTTGTTGTCCCAGCTGATGTTGTTTCGCATTTAGGTAATGGCTCTACGGACGCTGGTGCTAAAAAGTTATATAGCATGATGGATAAAATTCGCAAGGCTAGAACTGGTAAAAGAAAACAAGCCCCTGCGGTTAAAGCTAATAGATATATGCCCGCATGACAACACTTACGTATGAAGACGTCAATGGGCTTGACTTTATACCAGAGTTTGAAAAGCTATTTCCTGAGCATTATGATGAGTTATGTGTAACAAAAGATTACCCTGCCAATCCAAATTATGATGCTTATAGGCAGATGGGGGAAGCAGGTTTATTAAGGACTATTACTTGTAGGGCAGATGGTGAATTAGTTGGGTATGTTATTTTTTATATCCAGCCTCATTTGCATTACAAAGATTGTTTAACGGCTTTTGAAGATTTGTATTTTGTTAAAAAAGAATACAGAAAAGGTCGAGTAGGAATTAGATTGTTTCAATACGCTGAACAAGTTTTAAAAGAGCGTGGAGTAAATAGAGTTGTAATACATACTAAAGTGCATTTAGACAACTCTAAGTTGTTTGAGTATTTAGGGTACAAGCATACAGATAAAATATTTACTAAGATGTTGTAAGGGAAAATTATGAATTATTCACGTCGCCAGTTATATGCCTTAGGAGAACCCCTAGGAGATTCCGTTACCACTAAAAAAGTGAGTGGAGGACGTATTTATGGTGGTGGCGGCGGTGGTGGTGGTAGTAGTGCACCCCAACAGTCAACAACTTATAACACTAATGTTCCTGAATATGCAAAACCTTATGTAACCACAATGCTGGGTGCTACCCAGAAACAATTATTTGAAGGCACTCCTACTGGAGAAGGTGGTTTTGATATCACTGGGTTTAAACCGTATAGACCCTACAGCACAGACGTAAACAATTATTTTGCTGGTTTTTCTCCATTACAACAACAAGCACAAACTAGTGTGAGAGGGTTACAAACTCCAGGACAATTTGGAGATGCTACTACTTTAGCTGGTGCTGCTGGTTTAGGTTCGTTAGGTGCAGGGCAACAATATAACCAAAACGTAACTGACCCTGCAAGAATGCAAGCATTTATGTCGCCGTATCAACAAAGTGTTACGGATATTGCCAAAACTGCTGCTGTACGTGAAGCTCAAATGGCACAAAACGCTCAAAACTTAGGTGCTGCTCGTCAAGGTACTTACGGCGGTGCACGTCAGGCTTTGATGCAAAGTGAGCGTGAAAAGAATTTATTATCTAACCTGTCTAATATCCAAGCACAAGGGTCACAGTCTGCGTTTGATAGAGCAATGCAAGCACAACAGTTTGGTTCTACTTTAGGTATGCAAGGTTATGGGCAGGCAGGACAAGCTGCGTCTACTTTAGGTCAGTTAGGTGGTGCTCAATTAGGCGCTCAAAAAGATATTATTGGTTTGCAAAATCAAATGGGCGGGCAGCAACAAGCCCTTGAGCAGGCTAAGATTAATCAATCAATTCAAGATTACGCAACACAACAACAATATCCGCTCATGCAATTAGGCATGATGTCCAATATGCTTCGTGGTTTGCCATTACAAGCAACTACAACTCAGACTTATCAAGCTCAACCTTCTAACCTTAATCAAGGTCTTGGTCTTTTGGCTGGAGCTGCTGGCGCTAAGCAAGCTGGTTTATTTGCAGAAGGGGGAACTATCAAGGGTTTAGCAGAGGGCGGTGTTACAGGCTACGCCAACCGAGGTTTGGCTCAAGCTAATCCTAGAAGCGCAGCGGTTCAAGGTATTAAAGCTAAATTAGAAATGATGCCTATAGACCAGTTGCAGCAAGTGGCTCAAAGTAGCTCTAGTGAAGAAGTACGCACTATGGCATTAGAGGTGTTACAAGAAAAGAAAATACGGGCGCAAGCTGAGCAACAAGCTCAACAATCTATTGCCCAAGATCAACAAGCTATGCCTACTCCAGTATCAGAAAGAGCTGGTTTACCTGCCGCACCTGCTGGTGCTATGGATACATTAAATGCCGCTAGTGGCGGTATTGTAGCTTTTGCTAATGAGGGTGAAGTTGAGTTAGACCCAGAAGAAGCAGCTCGCTTACAACAAGAGTTTCTTTCACGTCAAAAATACGAGAACTTTGCTAGAAAACAACGTGAGGCTGCTGGTGTTGGTGCGCCCAAGGCTGCATTAGGTGAGTTTTATGCAAAAGAACAAGCTGCCTTGGGAGATGCTGAGAAACAAGCTAGAGGGTATGACTTGTTAAACTTTGGTATTAACTTAGCTACTCAAGCAGGCCCTTTAGCGCAAGCAGGTGCTAGAGCAGGTCAAGCAACATTGCCTGGAATGATAGCCCGCCAAGAAGGACTTAGAGAGCGTCGTGGTGGTGTTGCTAAAGGTCTTGCTGAAGTTGCTGAAGGTGAACGCCTAATGAAGCTAGGTGATATTACTGGTGGCAATGCTATGTTTGAGAAAGCGGAAGAACGTCTCAGTAAAGAAAAAGTTGCAAGTACAAGAGCTTCTGTAGCAGATAGAGCAGATAATCACGCTAGGGGTTATTTAGCAGATGCAAGGGCTAAGGGTGATAAAAGACCTGAGGAAATTGTTCTTCTTGAAGGTAGGAACGATTATTTAAATAAAGTGCAGCAAGCTCAAATGGCACGTGCAGGTGTTGCAGCGCAACAAGTAAATATTACTGGACAAAATCTTACTAGGGATGATGCTAATAAAGAGAT